TCCTCTACAATAGGATCCCATGGTTCTTTTTTATTATCGTAAAATCCATTTCTTAAAATAGTAATAGGATCTCCATTTTCAGGGAATTCAGACCAAGGACTATCAGTTCCTATAGATGTACTTCCAAATCTGATAGAGTTACCCCATCTTCCTTCATAAATTATATCTCCTTCATATGGTTGGAGGGGTTGGACATTACCTCGTTCTTTAAAAAAATTACCTAATTCAATTTCATGGAAACTATCATTTACTGAATTTGTATTTCCACTTGTAGTTTCTGAGTATGGTTTATTTAAACTATCTGGGGTTTCAGGGAAGTATATTTCCTCTGGGAGTGCATTATGGTTAATATTACCCCAGATATTTAATGGAGATATATAATAATAAACGAATTTATTAGTATTAGCTGTTTGTTCGTTAGTATTTACTAAATTATTAGTAGTAGTAGATACTATTAATACTATTTCTTTTTTTAAAGGAATATTTTTTGTATGAGGAAATAAAGGTCTTGCAACGTTTAAACCTCCTTTATTTTCATCTTTTATGGGAGCTTTTAAATCAGCAAATATTATACTTCCTAGTACTACATCTTCATTAAGTAAAAGATATAAATCTCCTTGATAATAATCTTTAATATCTTGAGAAGTTAATATAGTATTTATTACTCTAACAGGAGTAACAGTTCCTCCCACACTACTCATTACATTTGGAGTAGAAACAGCTAATCTTAAATTATTTATAAGACCATAATTAACCATTTTCGTCGGATTTTAATTGATCAATTTGATTAAGAAGTTGTTGTTTTTCCTCTTCAGTAATAGAAAAATTATCTGAAGATGTTGAGGTTTGGAGTGCTCTTTGAATGATTGTAGCCATTTTAATTAACTGTTCATCATTTTTAACACCTATTTCTAGATATTCTTTAATTAAAGGAACAATTAAGGTAGCATCACCTATTTCTCTTATAAGAGGTTTAAGTTCACTAATTAAAGCGGAAATTTGTTTTTCCTTTTTCTTTTGATTATCGTATATTTCTTCTAAAAGATTAGAAAAACTTTTTTTACCAAATATTATTTCATCTAAAGAAGCCATATTTTTTCTTTATAAATATAGAAAGAATTAAGACTCAAAATATCCGTTTTCTAAATAGAATGCATATTTTTCTTTAAATAAACCATATAATTGAAAAGCTATTTTAGTAATTTTTGGAGTTTTTACATCTATAATTTCCCTTATGTAAATATAAAGAGCCTTTTTATTAAATATAGTTAAATGATCTCTTTTTCTAAATAATTCTAATATGGCATCAGCTATCCGTGCATCTGATTCTTTAGGAAATAGTTTATATAAATTTTTAGAGCTATATTCTACATATAAATCGATAAATCTAGAAAGATTATCTTTTTCAGGTAAAATATTTTTTTCTTCATCAAATATAGTAATTTCTCCTTGAGGTTCATCATTAGTATATTTTTTACTATGATTAATAAAATCATCATTATCCGAATGGGAATTTTCAAGTTCGGTTAAAGGAATAGTATCTATTTTTCTTTTATAATTTTTGGTATTAGATATAATAAGATATCTTTTAGCAATAGTACCAAAATAAGAATAAGCTTTACCTTTATCCTGGTTATAAAGATGGGCTTTGGAAAGTAAAAAGGTAATTACCTCGTGTTGTAAATCTTCAAGATTATTTACCTCCGTATGATAAAATTTAAAGGTATGAATAATATTTTCGGTTAATTTAAAAAACGCATAGTGAATTTTTTTATCATAAATTTTACTTCGTTGTGAAAAATCCTCACAATTATTATATTCTACTATTGCTAATTCAGTATCTTGGGTAAAATAGTTTTTCCCTTTTTTTACAACCGTCATAAAATTAATTTATTTTAAATTTCTCTAAAGAAGATTGAATTTGTTTAAGTTCTTTAAAAAACCATCCTATCTCATCATCACTATCAAAAACTCCTTTTTCATCAATTTCTTTAATTTTTTGATTGGATTCTTTAATTTGAAAAGATAATTTATCGATATATTCTTTATATGAAATTAAAATATCTTCAGCTTTTTCATTTTTTTTAAGAAGATTATAAGTAGTATAACCTAGTAATATTACTAAGCAACTTAAAATTGATATAATAATAATTGAAATCATAAGTTTTTAAGCATGTTTTTTAAATTTTCACTTTGAATGTTTCCTAAAGCTTTAGTTTTAATAGGTATTTTTTTTTCTGTAGAAGTTATAGAGGGAGTATCTAATTTAAAGTTTTTAGGAGTATTAGTTTTAAATTTAGGTAACCACTCGCGTTCAAATTCAATACGAGACGCCATTAAATCGGCTTGATGTACAATAAATGGTAACGATGTGCGAGGGCGTTGTTCTGGTGTCCAAGCCATTAGATATTTTTTATTACCTTCATCATATAATCCATCATGAGTTTGAATAGTAATCATTTCATTGAATGAATATTTAATCCCATGTTGTTGAAGTAGGTATAAACCTCTATCAGGTACAGACGCAAATGCTAATTTAGTATTGAAGGTATAATCTTCACCTAATTTATCTTTACGCCATTGGTCAGTTTGAGGAACATACGATTCATGCTCTTCATCACCTATTTTACCTAAATCATGATTTAAAGCAGCAAATACTAATTCTTCTTTAGTATAGGTAGAATTATCTACTCCCATTTCAATCCATACATCATTTAATTTGAGAGCACAATCTACTACTCGTAAAATATGATCAACATATCCTCCAGGGAATGCATTATGGTACTCTTTTTTATATGAAGCAGGCATCATCATAATACGTTCTGCATATTGGGAATAAAAATCAAGTAATTGAGAACGACGTGGTTCGCTAATATATGATTTGATAGTTTCTTCTAAATCAATCCAATTATTTTGGATTTCTTCTGCTGTTAATTTCATAACTTTTATTTTTTAATAATTAAACTCTGTTAATTTCATTAGGCCCCATTGGCTCTCTTTCAATCATAGATTTTAAGTCTGAGAGGATATTTTCAGCATCGTTAATGATAGCATGAATGTCTTCTACTGTAATTCCAGGGCGTGTTGAGAATACTTTTAATGATTTTAAAGCACCTTCAACGCGTTCAATCTTACTAAAGATTAGGTCGCGATTTCTCATAATTGTTGTTTTTTAAGTAAATAATATGATAATGTAATTAATAATTTGTATCTAACAAGCTTACTTTAAGAATTTTCATTCCTTCTTGTAGAAATATGTTTAGTGTGTTACATTTTTCGTATTCTTCTGTATTAATAAAGTATTCTATGGAATTATTGCATGCTTTTATAAAATCTAAATCTATATTTTTAGAAAAAGATTCATAATGGTTTTTATTATTTAAATTTATTTTCTTTAAAAAGGAATAAGCTTTATAATAACAAAGTGGATTAATAGTAGCAGTAGAAAGTTTTTCAGCCACTTCGGGATTAAACGAGTGCATGAATGGGAGAAATCCTTTTTTAAGTTCATCAAATCTTAAAATATAACCTTTAAACATTTTAATATAAAAAAATAAATCCTCATCAGAGACGGTACATTTCCCATCATTACTTGGGTTATCGAATAAGGAAAAAATTTCTTCTAGGTTCATTATTATAAATATATTAATATATAAAAACTTTAAAAATTTCCACTAAAAAATTTGGAATTTTCAATTAAGGGTATTATCTTTATGATATAATAATATAATAAAAAAATAAAGGTTATGAAAACAACAATTGAAATTATTCAAGGAGTACTAGGATTTCTAGGGTTTTTAAATTCTATTTATTTAATAGGAATTACTGTATGTCTTCTTAGATTAAAAGATTATATTAAAGGAGATATTTTTGTAAGTCCTAGACATGAATTTTATGAAGTAATAGGAGGGCTTATTATACTTATTATTCTATATTTAATTATATATTTTACATTATATTTTACTTTTATATGAATTATAACCTAATAATAGGAGTTTTAAGTGGAATTATAGCCCAAATAGTTACATTTTACCAACTCCAGGGTCCACTGAAGTATAATTTTCTTAAACAGAATTTTTGGTTTATATTACTTTGGGGGATTCCTATATCATATTTGTTTACTACCTCAGTAAGAAACTTTCAATTTGCATTTAATGGGGAGTTATGGCCGGGAAGATTAATAGGATTTTCAATTGGGACTATAGTATTTACACTTATGTCTAATTTAATTTTTGAGGAAAGTATTAATTTAAAAACATGGATATGTTTAGGATTAAGTTTAATGATACTTCTAGTACAAATTTTTATTAAGTAAACTTGGAAATAAAATTCTTACTATGTATATTAGAAATACGGGAAGAAAGAGTGATAGATAGGAATATAAAAATGTAATTGGGATATATGATATGAAACCACTTTATTTTTATAATGGAGAAGTCTATAAAATACTAAGAAATATTCCAGTGAATTATTTTTTTAATAAAGAAGGACAATTTATTAGAGAATTACTTCACGAATGGAAAGAATATTTAAATGCGGATCATGTATTAAAAACAGATTCCCATTTTTTATTTTGTGAAACAATTAAAGAACCTGAATGGGTAGAAATACTATGAAAAAATTAATCTTCTTTTTAATCGTAATTATATTTACTTCTTGCTCAGTCTCTCAAAAAGGCTATAACTATAAACACCATAGTAATAAACAGCAAAAAATGTATAAACAAACTAAGAAAATTAATAAAGGCAAAAACCAACTTCAACATCAATGTTCACCTAAAAAACACAGATAATGGAATTAATATCTAGTTATAGTGTAGAAATTGATTTAACTCTAGAACAGCGACTTGAATTAGCTAAAAAATCTTATTCAATGTTCGATATATTTGATTTTGGAGTAGGAATAGAATCTATTATGCCTATAGAAAATTATCACAATATGATTGATGAATACTACCCAGGTATACCTAGAAAAACAGTAGTAAAAGTTATTATATGACAAATAGAAAAAATAGATATTTTGATAGTAGAGAAGATCAATTTAGAAGTATTGTTTTAAGTAATGATATTGATAATGAGACTATAGAGGAAGTTATCCAATTTATACTTGATGTTAATGAGTATGATGATGGGCAAGAATCTGTTACTAAAGATTACGAGCGTAATCCTATTAAATTAGTTGTTAATAGTTTTGGAGGTGGGATTTATGATGGCTTTGCGTTAGTAGGAATAATTGAAACTTCAATTACCCCAGTCCACACTTATTGCTATGGATATGCTATGTCAATGGGATTACCAATATTTGCTTCGGGTCATAAACGATTCGCAAGTAAATATGCTACATTTATGTACCATGAGGCTTTAACTAATTACCCCCAGTATGATAAAATGTCTATTATTAAAGATGATTTAGATGAATGTAATCGTATAATGAAACAATATGATGTATGTTTATTATTAAAATCATCTATTCCCCAAAAACAATTAGACGAAGTTAAAAAATCAAGACGTGACTGGTATTTTACAGCAGAAGAATCATTAACATACGGGATTACAGATGAGATAATATAGTACATATATTTATTATAAAAAACAATACTATGAAAAAACTAATTTTATCAATTTCTCTTTTAATATTGGTAGCGTGTACTCCTCCAATGAAGTCTGAGTCAAATCAATGCAAATACACTCCAGAACACTGTTGTGAAGATCAATGTAAGTGTACCTTAGAACATTGCTGTGTAGACACTGTTACTGTTGAAGAAAATTTCTTTCCCTATCCTAAACTTTAAATTAAAAAAATAATATAATTCATATATTTATAACAAACACATAAATTTATAAATTATGAAAAACGCAATTAAAACTCTATTCACTTGGATAGGAGGTATTTTTAAAGACGAAAGTGGTAGTCCATCATCCAAAAGATTAGTTGGAATTATTGCTGGTGTAACTCTTTGTATTACAATGTATCATAATAGTTTCACTACAGTAGATATTGCCCCAGCAGAATACTTAGTTGATGCAGTAGCATTATTAGCATTTGGTTGCTTAGGTCTTGCTTCAGTAGATAAAATCTTCGGTAAGAAGATTGGTAGTGAAGAGGTAAAAGATGAAGTAATAAAAAAATAATTTTAATCTAACTTTTTAAATTAGGCTTGCGTTTGCAGGCCTTTTTTATTATATTCATATGGTGAAATTAGATAATATTAATCAATTAGAGCAATTATTAATAAATGAGAAAAAATCTCCATTAGTAGATAGTGCTTTAAAAGAATTGTGGATTATATTAAATAATAAAAAAAATAAACACACAGAATTTAATAAAGATCAAATAATTAATTATTATACCTCTATTTGTCGTTATGAAAATTATTCGAAAAATAACTAATTGGTGGAAAAAATTTGTCAAAAATCATATTATTGATAAATGTCCTCCGGAGTTAGATGATATATTTTAGTAGGCGTTCTTTGAAATAAAAATTATAAGGAGAAATAAATTATGGAAACAATGTATTTTGTTTTAGGTATGCTCTCAATTGTTAGTACTATTATATTAGCAACGATTATTTGGGGTGTAGTTAAGATTAACAATTTGTTAAAAGGAGTTAAAACTAATGAAAAAGAAATTAGTAACTTGAATCGTAATATATGGGAAAACCACAACGATACACGCGAAGATTTCGAGCGCAGATTTAAAGAATTAGAACGCAGTATAGGTTTTGAATTTCAGCGATCTGATCGTGATTTAGATTCACGATTTAAAGATATGTATGATGAAATAACTCATACTCGTTCATATATTGATTCACGTATCGATAAAGTGACAGGCACAATAGGTGCTAAACAAGTAATAAAAGGATAATATTAACCCATGAGAACGCCTACTAAAATTATAATTAAAAAAATTTGGAGATGGTTATTGGAAGTCCAACAAACCGTTAATGAAATTCAAAGTAAACAAATGTTTGGAAAATTATGAGATACAAATTACAACGTATATGGGAGTTGTTTAGATACGACCTACCTGCATTTTTTAGGAACCTATTAATATTCCGTAAAGCCTTATGGAAATATCGTTGGTATGGAGGACATCACTCAGTGTTTACGCTTATGGCAGATGCTGTAAAAGATATGCATACCAACATAGAAAAACGTGGCATTGAGGAACTAATATCTAAAGGTAAAAAAGTCGAAGCAATGAAGAGATGTGCATATCTACTTAACCTATTTGCTGATGGTGAATTTGTGGATGTAGCCGAGAAGGAGTTAGGATTAGAGATGACATTTCGTGATCATTTTGAGCCTTTAGAAGATAGACCAGAATTATATAAATTAGTAGAAGACCTTACTGAGGAAGAAAAGAAGATCAATGAGCGAATACTAAGAAGAGCTCACGACATACAAAAGAAAGGTTGGAAGGAGCTTATGCACTTACTCAAAGGACAAAACTATTCTAAATTTAATAAGAAATCAGAGTTCTTAGACCAATTTGATGGCTCAGGTATTCGCGGGTGGTGGGATTAATGGGTAATAATTAAATATATGGTTCCACCTAAAATTAAATTACCTACACCTAAACCAATAGCCCGTTTTTTCCACTTAGTAGTTAACCCAATTTGAATATCTAACTCATTTTGGGTTTCTTTGTGTAAAGACCATTCTATTTCATACTTAGTCTTATATTCATTAGCTAAAATAGTCATTCCACTAAATTTAGTATAAAGAGTATCATATGCTTTACGTTCTAATATAATCTGTTTATTGCAATTAATTTGATAATTAAGTAAACGTGCGTTCTCTTTCTTAAGTCCTTCGCCTTGTTTTATAAGTTGTAACAAAGCTACTTCTTGTGTGCGTATAAAAAACACACCCGTGTCACCGTTAAAAACTATACGCTTAGGGGAAAGTGATGGTTGACCAA